TACATTCTCCCCGCCAGTCCATTGAGACTCGGCTCCGGTAGAAGTAACTTGTTTATTGAACCCTGGTAGAAAACCTAATTTTTGTAACATATAACTCCATTATATTATGCATTCCGTATTGGTGGAACACCTAACATCGGCCTTTTGTCAAACCTATTCTTTTCTGCAAAAGGACCATTCACATGGTTATAGTGAAGAAATACTTGTCCGCAAGTAGTTCCTTCAAAAGGTTCTCTCCAATGCTCTAATTCACATCCACTATATACTAGCATGTCACCAACTTCAAGCAGGACTTTTGTACCTTTCGGAGCACCGGGCTTAACTAAATTTTGTCTTTCATTCATAACGTTATTTGCACCTGTGCCATCTATAAATATGGGCCATGGTTCACCACCTAAGTTTATCGTTGTTGATATCTCACAGCTAGGTCTATCTTTGTGTCTATGAAGAGTGTCTCCATTCTTATAAATTCTTGCATAGGAATAGGTTGGAACTAATTGTAGTCCCGTCTCTTTTGCCATGACGGGTAGTACTTTCATCAATAGAGTCTCCATCACATGATCAGCATAGCATGAATAAGTATTTGGAATCTGTTTATCTGTCCATGTACCAAGCATCCCACTATCATAAGTTATATTGTTTTCGTACATCCATTTCACAGCATCTCTTTTAAGAAGAAAATAGTTAAAGACAAAGTTAGCTAA